TCTTCATGTTGCCCGTCCGTAGGTGCAGGCGGAGCAGTTCCTTGTCATAAGGGAACGCCCCGTCCTTGGCCCAGGTATCCATTTCCGCCTCGGCAATGGCCCACAGGTCGTCCATCAAGGAATCGTACTCGGACTGGGGAATTGGGGAATCGGGGTCCAGTTCTTCCAGCAAATCGTGGTGGCGATACTTTTGGGCGAACTGGTTGTTCTTGCCTCGGTACAGGTTCAGCAGGAGGCGAACCACATAGAACTTGAAGTACCCCTGCCCGTGGATTTGCATGATTTTTTCTGGATTTTTCTCCAGCAGTATGAGGACGCACTCCTGCTCCAAGTCCCTCCAAAGCGGGTCGCCCCCCGTGATGGTGAGGCAAGCCTTGCGGATTTCTCCGCTTCGGTACAGGTCAAGGATTACGGTGTCGGCTGACTGCATATGCAAAGATTGCAAAAAAAAAGGGCCAGCGGTTAGGCCGACCCTGTCCGAATCTCACGGATTTGCCGATTATCGTAGGCTCACCGACGACCTAAGTCGCACTTAGTCAGAGGTGTAGGGGTGATTACTTGTTTGCAAATTCTGCCTTGTTATGTGCAAAACTTGTGTACGAAGGAATTTAAGTTGAGGTGTAGAGCGGGAATCCTGCACATGGGTGACAAGGTTGTGAATGATAGTGGCATGGTCCCGATTGAGTTCTATGGCGATGTTCTTGTAGGTAAACAGGAACTCCGAGTAGGCGATGTCTGCAATGATGCTCCTTGCGATTACCAACGGCCGAAGCCTGCTTTTGGAGTAAATGTTCTCAATCGGAATCCCAAGGACTTCGCTGGTTGCCTCGGCAATGACCCGAATGATATGCAGGTTGCTTGGTCGCTTCTTGGTTGGAACTCGCAGGTCGTTTGCAAGGCAGTAGGTCCGAATGATATCGGGCAATTCGTTCATAAATGCCTCGCCGTACTTGGCGGCATAGCGTTCTAATTTGGTCTGCATGACTTATACTATTTCGGGGATGGGCATCCAATAAGCAACTTCACAAGTAAACCATGAGTGGTTTTCGGAGTGCCATTTATCCTCTTTGACCCAATACCAGGCCACAATTTGCATTCCTTCGTTATCAGTAATCAGCACGGGTTGCCCATTAAAGGGCATTTGGTCTTGGGGTCTTATCCAGGGCATAGTCAGGCGTTTTTGGCTTGAAGGATTCTTCCGAGGAGGGTCCAGTTCACGGACCAAGGCTTAATGGTTTCGGAGCGGTCGGGGCGGCTGCAAGACACGCACTCCTTGCGGATGTGGATTTGCCAGCGGCGAAAATCGGTGGGGGTTGGTTTCATGGGTTTTGGTTTAGGTTTAGCGAAGATATACACAAGTTAAGAACATTCAGCCAACACCCTCTGGAAATCTTCCACGCTTCGGATGACTACATATTTGTAGCCAACTGACTGAACCACCCCCTGCCACCATTTCTGCGAGAGGGACTGCTTGCCCTTGGGCGTTTTAAATTCAAGGAACACCGCTCCCTTGGGGGATAGGTAGGTCATGTCGGCCACCCCAGCGGTCAGCCCGATGCCCTTCAGGAAGAACCCGTTGGAGCGGGAACGGGGGTTGTTGAGGTTGAGGAATAGCAGACCCTGCTCATTGGGTCGCATCAAAGCGAACAACTTGACACAGGCGGCTTGGAGGTTGTATTCTTTCATCATAGGGGATTGGGTGGGTATTCGTTGGCTTTGGTGTAGGGAAGGTGACATTGAATGTTTGCGATGCCGAGGGAACCGTTGCGGTTCTTTCGGACGATGACCTCCATCAAGTCCGATGGCTGGTTCCTATCATGCTCGTAAGGTCGGTAAACGAAACCAATCTTGTCCGCATCAAATTCCAGTTGCCCCGTTTCCCGAAGGTCCGACATGATGGGCCGATGGTCGCTCCTTCCCTCGGTTGCACGGGATAGCGATGACACCACAACCCCGAACACCTTCTGCCGTTTGCAAATGGCTTTAAGGGTCTTGCTGATGTTGGTCATCTGCTCAATTTTCGGCTTGGCCTTATCAATCTTGGTCGGCTCAACCAGTTGCAGGTAGTCAAGATAAAACCCGCAAATCCCGTACTTGGTTTTCAGTTTTGCGATTTCGCCCTCAATGCGGTCCAAGTTGGCTTGGTGCAAGTCCACGATATACAACGGTTTGGACTTTAGGAGGTCCGCTTTTTGGCCAAGGTCCATGAAATCTTTTGTGCTGATTCGTTCGGTCGGGTTAAGGAAGTGCGCCCCGTCCATGTTGGCAAGGTTGGAAAGCATCCGCTGGGTCAGTTGCTCCGCTGACATTTCCAGCGTGAAGAACACCACGGGAATATCGGCCATGGCTTGGTTCATTGCGATTTGAAGGGCTAAGAGCGTCTTGCCCATTGCTGGACGACCGCCAAGGAGGATGAACTCGGTAGGTTTAAATCCCGTCAGCATTCGGTCCATCGGGCTGATGTAGGTGGGAAAGATTGAATCCTTGCGCCTGCCTTCACGGACCTCGTTCATGTTCATGAGGTAGGTCTTGGCCAGTTCGTGGGCGGTCGTTTCGGTGGCGTTGGTTTCAATGGCTTGCATGGACTGATAACGGGCGAAGGCCTTGGGTATGTCCCTGTCATGGGCCAACTCGTCCATGATGCGTTGTTCCTCCCGTTGCTTCCACGCCTCGTTAAGGTCCGAGGCATAGACCTTCCAGTCGGAAGTCAGCGTGTTGCCATCAAGGATGTCCACAAATTCAGCGATGACATGGGCTTGACCATTGTCAATTAGATGCTTGTGAACGGCCACCAAGTCAACAGGTCGCTCCGATCGGTGCAGGGATTCAATGGCCCGATATACGAGGACATGGTTCCCTGTGAATAGGCGTTCTGGGATTTGCAGGAGCAGGACCGCTCGGTTCGTGAACTGGTCCATGAGGCAGGACAGGAGCCTGCGTTCAGCGGTAAGATGGTAAGGGTTCATCGTCGGTTTGGTTTAGTGGGTTGAAGGTAGCGTTCCTTGGGATTACTTGGTCCTCCCAGCGTCCTTGGTTGAGGTAGGTGGCGGCATGGGGTACAAACTGGACGGGGGTTTCGGAGTAGAGCCGTCCAATGTTGCTGATGGCCTTCTGCTGGTCTTCGTCTTTGAGTTTGGCGAAGGCTTTGGATGCGGCCTGCTTGGAGGTCTTGCGGGGGTAGAGGTTCCAAAATTGGTCAAAAAGCACACAAGTACTTTCTCCTCTCTTCTTCTCTTCTCTTCTCTCCTCTTCTCTATTGAACATTGGTTCAACCTTAGTTGAAGGTAAGTTCAACATAGGTTCAACCTTAGTTGGATTTTCTTCAACCTTTGCTGACCTCCTTTCGGCACTCCGCTTTCCCGCTTGGGACATCTTGGTCCGATGCAGGTTGGCTTCCTCCCATTGGATGTCAAGGAACTTGATGAAGACCGACGGCCCGTTTGATTCTACGAGTCGGGTTTGGAGTAACCGTTCAAGATGCCCATCGGCTTCCAGTTCGGCGTGGTCGGTTGACATCTCACATTCTGCGTTCCAATAGACGCAGCATAGTCGGATGAAGGCCACCTGCACTTCGGCGGGTTGGCGGGATATTCGGCCCATCATCCAATCGGCTGGGCAGAACTTGAACCATGATATTTGCTTCATGAGTAAAAAAAAAGCCCCAACTGATTCCAGCAGTCGGGGCAGGGGTTAGAGAAGGAACCCTTTATTGGACGCATCGTGTGGCTGGAATCACACACGGGCGTTATTAGTAAATGTAATCTTCGGGCAAAGTTACACTAAAACGGCATATCTCCGTCCTGTGGTTCAAAGGCATTTGCTGGACGGGATTCGTTCATCGGCTCGACCTTGCCGCTTAAAAACTTCTTACCGCTCTGCCCTTCCTTGACCCATGCGGATAACCGCATCTTGGTTCCGTCTGGGAGAATGATGTCCCCACGGTAGTCGGGGCGTTTTGGATTGTCGCCCTTGTCGTTGGCGAACAGGGTGAAGGTGTTGGGTTGGGGGGTGTAGTTGCTCATGGGTTGGGTTTGGGGTTTAGGTAAAATTGAGAATTTAATTGTTTTAAGGTGGTCAAATGGTACCCACACAAAGCAGTCATCATGGCGGCTATGTTTTGGATAAAGGTGTTCGTTTGCTTCGTAGTGATATACAAGGTCTTGACGATTAAAGATAAGAAAGGAATCGGCGGTTTCCTGTGCAATGTGCGTCGCCTCTCCGTAAAGCCATCCGTTAAATCCGAACACATTTGAAATTTCTAAAAGCATTTCATTATCGCAAAATTGAGCGTCGTGTCGGTTTTTTCTTTTCCTTGATTTGACATCAAAAGTAAATCGTCCGCAAAGGTAATCTATATGCCTTTTTTGCTGGTCGGTTGTGGCTTTGATGCATTCCATCCCAGACTTTTCAAAAAAAAGAATTGGAAACAAATCTTCAGCCTTTTGACCTTCAACGGTTGTTTGCGGGTGGTCTTGCATAACGGTCATTGTGTTGACCCTTGGTACATAACCGCTCATGGGTTTTGGATTGGGGTTTGGGTTTGGTTGGATTTTAAAAGGTTTCGTAATGCGATGATAAACTCTTGCTCTTCCTTGGTTGTTTTAAATACGCTGGATAAAGATTCAAATAATTCAAGACGAGTAGCCTTTGGCACTTTGGTAATCTTGGCGGGGGATTTTTTGTGTTTATTCCTTCGTTGCATCACCAGTTCGTTTGCTAATTTCAAACTTGGGGTTAATCCAGTATGAAAATACAAATACCCCTTTTTTTCAAGAAAACCAATAGCAACAAGA